TAAACATTGTCTGTTTGGATCGCCTTTAGGACGACGAATTTCTAAAAATTCATCAATGTCCATATGATTAATATCTAAGTTTACTGAGGCTGCTCCTCTACGGACTGATCCTTGATTAGTCGCAATGATAGTTGAATCATAAATTTTAGCCCAAGGCACTACACCTTCCGATTTGCCATTTCCTTTAATTTCAGTTCCTCTACCTCTAATTCTAGATAAACTAATGCCAACTCCACCTCCAACTGAGGTTAGTTTCATTAATTCAGCATTAGTTAAACCAATGCCTCGAATTGAATCTGGAGTATCAACTCCAAAGCATGAGATGGGTAATCCTCTACTAGTACCCATGTTAGATAATACAGGAGAAGCAAGTCCTAACCAACCATTCCATAAAATTTTAAAGAATTTATTCTCTAAATCAGGTCTATTTAACCTAGTAGAAGCCGCTATAGCTACTCTTCTATATGCCTTTTTAGGAGTTTCCCCAGGTAGCAAGTATCCCTTGCTAATTGTAGCTAATGAAATTTCGTCGAAATACTCAGGGTAATCCTTACCCCTCTCCCACTGTGTGTAGTCGATAGTCAAATTGTTGTCCATATAAATTTTAAAATAAGTCGTTTGCGTCCCAGTTTTGGACTCCTTTTGAATAATTAGTTACGCGGTTAGCGAAGAAATCTGTGTGTTGTTTTCCTGCTGATAAGCTGTCGAACCATTTCATTCGTTTGATTGAAGCATCATCAATTCCGTTAACAACGGGTTCATAACCTAAATCTTGCATTTTAGTATTAACTCTATATTTAATAAAACTAACTAAATCGTATTTTGAACAACCTTCTAAATCTCCCATTTCATAAACTTTATCAATAAATTCTAATTCTAATTTTAAAGATAATAAGGCAGCTTGTTTAATTGCTTCTTTTAATTCAGGGGTATTTAATTCAGGTTTTTCACTTAATAATTGTCTAAATAACCAACATCCTGCTTCTGAGTGTAGAGATTCATCACGAATTGACCATTCTACAATCTGTCCAACACCTTTTAATAAGTTTCTTAACTTAAATGATAAAAGAACGGCAAATGATGAAAATAAATTAACACCTTCGGTAAATGCTGAGAATATTGCTAGTGATTTAGCACGTTCGTGCCAATCTACTTCACCTGTAAAGCTATCTCTCACATCCATTAATGATTGGATTTTGGCCATTGTGGCTTCATCTTCAAGAAATTCGCTAAAATCGTCAAGACCTAGTTCTTCATTTAATAATGAATAAGCTTCAGCATGAATAGTTTCAAAAGAGGCAAATGTAACAGCCATTTTAATAATTTCAGGTTTTCTAAACCATTGAGTTACTAAATTTGACCAATAATCGTTTACTACTGTTTCGGTTTGTGCAAAACCTTTTAAGATAGAACCAATAACATTTTTTTCAGTTTCACTTAAATTTTGTTTCCAGTCATTTACATCTGACATCATAGGAACTTCTGTGTGTAACCAATGAGCTTGTTGTTGCTTCATCCAAAAATCATGTGCTTCAGGGTATTCGAATGGCTTATAAACTACTCTTTCTTTGGTAATATCTCTCATATACTTTTTTAAATTTTAAATCGGGATTATAAATACATTAAAATGGGACTTGATCATTAGTAAGAATAAAATTTCTTAAAAAGTCTTTTTCATCTTTATCTACTGCGTTGTAGTCATTGGTTCTGCTGTTTGGTGCTGGGGTTTCTATTTCTAGGAAATCTTCAAATATTTCAATTTTTCCCATTGAAGTATCTATTTTAGAAGCAAATGTCATACCATCTCCACCTAATCTATTTTTCATAACGTGCCAACGTCCAATACCTTCTAATTTATCTTTTCTATTTCTAGCTAAAGATAATACAATATCTCCAATCATCAACTTAGAATATGAACCTGCTATATTATCTCCTTCAATAATATCACTTTTAGCACCTGTTCTATTTGCTTGTGATGGTGTTACAATTGGAATACCTAATTCAGTAGCTAATCCTCGAATACTTGTGTATATATCTTCTGTACCTTCTAATCTATCTCGTGATGAATTTTTAAGCAAGTCAATATAATCAATATAAATTACATCAGGTACAAATTCATATTGCATTCTAAGTTGTTCAATATGTTGTTCAATATTATCTAATGTAGTTTTACCTGCTGGGAACTCTTTAATTTTGATTTTACCAGGTATTTCTTGAGTCATTTTCTCAATTTCTTCACGGTGCATTGTAATTTTATCTACAGGAATACTTAATAAATTAGCATCCATACGTCTTGCTACATAAGTTTCACTTAATTCGAGAGTATAATATAATACATTAAATCCTAATTTAGCAGCGTGTGTTGCCATATCAATAACAGCCCATGATTTTCCACCACCAGGATTACCGAATATAATAACTAATTCACCTTTACCGTAACCACCTTGTGTAATATTGTTCATAACATCCCAAGGAAATGGAATTGGTGATCTATTATCATCACGATATCTAGTTTCAACATCTTTTTCATATTCGTGACCAATAGATCTTATTTCACCTACTTTAAGTGCATTAAGAATTAATTGTCGAATTGAATCAAAGTCATTAATACCTAATAAATCTGTAGAAGCAATAATTGCTTTTTTCATTTGTTGGTTTCTACAGAACCCTAAAAATTCATCTTTAACATATTGAACATCAGTTTGTTCTGATTCTCTATAGGCTTGAACTAATTGTTCTTTAATAGCGATTTTTAAAACATCGTTTTCTATTTTTTGAACTTCAACCTTAAGAGCTTCCATTGAAGGAACAGTGTGATACTTACTAAAGTATTTTAATATTTCCTTTATAATCCACTGGTGTGAAGTATTTTCAAAATAGTCATCACTTAAGGATTCAGAAATTGTAATAAGGAAATCTCGGTCTGTTAATAAGGCACCAATTACTTTTGTTTGGAAAGTAGGTCCGTACTGAGACAATTTGCTCAATGTTGTCATAACTTTTATTTATTTTAATTTGTTAAATGTACTACCTTAGAATGAGGGATCCAAAGGTTTCGGCAAGCCAAGAATGTGTATTTCCAATAGAATTTCGCAAACCATCTGCTTCGTAAAGCATTACAAACCCTCCAATATTTAATGGAGTAATTTCTTCATTTAATGAATTGATTATATCTTCTTTACTTTCATCTGATATATTAGGTGTGCGAATATTCATTAATTGATAATTAATTTTTAATTGTTGTTTTGATTCTAATATACCTCCGTGAAGATTACTAGTTCCCACGTTATCTTCGCTTATCTCGTAGATATCGTCTAAATCTAATTCACTTTCTCCAGATAAATCAAACATTTTAAGGATTTTTTTAGGTCCTAATCCTCGTATTCCTGGAAGATTGTCTGAAGCATCACCCAACAGTGCTTTATATATTAAGAAGTTGTTAGGGTGTACATTAAATTCTTCTAAAACGTCATTAACTTTATAAGTTTTGCGTTTAGTTGGTGAATATACGTGTACTTTTTCGCTAATTAATTGATAAAAATCTTTATCGGCTGACATGATTGTAACCTCATTGCAAGTTGGGTCATCCTCATAGTGTTTTGCTATAAGTCCAATACTATCATCGGCTTCAATTTTATCAATCGATATTAAACTAACAGGAAGTTGTTTTAAGTATTGAATTAAACGAGACATCTGCCCAACCATTGCTTCACTTTCATCTCCTTTATCATCAAACACATCCCAATTTGTAATTCTAGCAATGTTTCTATTTCCTTTATAATCAGGATATAGATTTTTTTTATTCTTAGTACTTCCAGTACCATCAAATACAAGAATTACTCGAGTAGGACGAAACATTTTAATAGCATAACCAACACTTCGTAAATAACCAACCAGACCACCTATATGGTGGCCTGAAGGGTTAATTGCATTTATTGTTGCGAAGTTTCTCATGAATGTATTCATTGAATCTACAACAAGTATTCTGCTATTTCTAGTTGGTTTGTCATCTCCTAATGTACTTATGAGTTGACTTAAAAATTTCTTATCAAACATTAGTTATCATCTATTTCAATCATAGGAGATATGCTTCTGCTTTCTTCCCATTCACTAGTATCTTCAACAATTTGTAATTCATCAGCATTTGCTACTTCTTCAAACCATTCACTAGCATATAATCTCTTATATTCCTTTACTGATTCTGGTGTGTCAGGGATAAATCCATGAGGTGTCACAATTACAGTTGAAGCTGTGGCTATACCGCAATCAGCATGAATTTTATCGATTGCTATTTTAGTACGTTTAGCAAATTCAACTTTTTTACCTTTATGTTGTACGTTAATTTTAGAAGTACCGCTATTTGTAACGTTTCCAAATGTAATTACAATGGCAGCATCCCAATACATTGCATTTCCACCTTTATTTGTCATTCTAGGTTGTGACATTGGTGTTAATGCTGGTTGTACTCCAGTCTTATTAATTACAAAGAATGTGTTTGTATAGGGGTATTTTTCTTTACGCGACAAGGGGAATTGTTGGTTGATAAAATTTCCAAATTGTGTAGCCATAGCACCAGCATTCCACATAGGATTGTTGTTACCTTGTTTAACACTCATTTCACATGGAATCGATCCAACTGAATCCCAAAGGAATAGTAAGTCGTAAGGTAATTTACCTTTTTTCTGTTCATCTAGTATATCAGCAATAAATGCGGATACATCTTCAATAGTGTTTAGTGATGATCTATCAACATATAGGAAAAATCCTTTATAATCCATAGTTTCACCAGTAACTTCATCAGCAATAGCCTCAACTTCTAACCCCATTTTTTTAGCATGAGCAAAATCCCATTTCATTTCTGTAATGATGAATACAGGTAGTACTTCCATTTGTTGAGCAGCTACTGCTGCTTCAATCATTAATGTAGTTTTTCCAGTATCGGAACCCCCACGGGCAATAGTAACTTGCCCCATGGGTATTCCTTGGATTGATAATGCATCACTAACTGCAGGGGAAAAAGGGATCCATCGTTGCTTTTTAAATTTAGACGACTCAGATAAGTATTTTGATTTTTTAAAACTATCTAAATCAAATGGCTTTCCAGGAGACGATTTTATGGCAGCTGATGCCATCTCGTTTAGGGTTCTTTTAGCCATAATTAATCAAACAATTCGTTAAATTTATCAGCTTTTGGTTGTTTTGTACTTAAAGAATAGTTAGGAGCAGGTGTTTCTGCTTTAGTTTCCCAAGGCAAATCATTAAATCCTTCTTCTTCATCTTTAGTAACAATAGGTTCATCAGTATCATCTTCTTCAGGATTAGCCCATTTTTGGAAGATTTCATTTAAGCTTTCATAAGTATGTTTCTTATTGATTGCGAAAATGTCTGGTTGTTCATCTAAGTATAAGCGTAATGCTTCTGCATCTTCAGTAATTGGTGTAGTTTTAACACGAGGAGTTAAATTACATTTAATACCTTTGCGTCCTGCTACTTCAGCTTCAACAGCTTCTACAACAAAATCACGTCCATCTTGAATGTCTGTGAAATCACCGTAATCTTCATTCATAGCGATATTCATTAATTGGGTGTAAATTTCTTTACCAAATTCCCATAAACGAACTCCTGATGCTTCTTCACCACGAACAATAACAGGTGCAAATACTCTCATCTTAGGAGTAATCTTTTTAGCCATCTGCCAATGATCCGGATTATCAGATTTACGAAGTTTTTGAGCTGCTTCTAAGATTGGGTCAGCTTCTCCCCAATTTGTTAGGGCCAAAATAGGTCCTTTAGTGTAACCATAGTGAAAGTAAACTTCACGGAATGGTGTTGACGTGTTAAATTTTGAAGGAACAATACGAATTTGGTGTTTTCCCGCTTTCGGTTTCCAAAAAATTTTAGAATAGTCAATTTTGTCTCTGGTTTGCCCTTTACTTTGAAAAGAGTCTAATTTTGATTTAATTAAAGATAAATCCATAACGTTTTTTAATTTTAATAATTATAAGTAAGATAAATGTACAAAAGGAAAATTAGGAAGCCAAACTAAATTTCAACAATAGTATGAATTTTTGTGTGTACTTTTCTTAAACCGCCTTCTTGAGTAAGTAGAATTACATTGCGATGGTCAGGCCAGTTTACTTTGTAGTTAGTATCAAGTACACCTTGATTTAGTTCACGAATTAAAGCATTTAAAGCATTAATTGTATATAAAGTATTAGATTCTTTTTTTCTGTGTAGTAATATTGTACTAGGTAGAGCATTTTTTGATGTAGTATTCATTACATCAATATTATAAGTCAAAATTAGTTCCTCCGTATCCGGAGAGGATAAAACAAATATTTTATTATATAAAATAGAATAGCGATTTGTAAGGGCACCTAGCACTTCATCTAATCTATCTTGTGCAATAAAGGTGCAAAATAATTTATTTCCTACCATGTCATCAATAACAATATCGTTAAATTCATAACTGGCCATAAATATGTGATTTTGGTTCATAACCTGTGTTTTTCTATTTTAAATTATTATAATTTGTTCCTGTTTTAACTCGAGTTGGGTATTTTAATTTTGATATAATTTCGCCAATTTTCTGCGTTTCTTCACGTGAGGCATCTATAAGCACGGAGTCATATGTATAAAGCACTATACGCGATTTTAACGGCCTAAACTCGCTAAATAGCGCATATAGTTGTTCTACATTCTGCGATGTTTCAAAATTTTGAATATAGTAATTAAGTATTTTTTGAGGTGTTGGATTTTCAATATCTTTTAAATGGAATGTTTTGCCTGAGGGTGTTGTGAAATGTCCTTGATACTGGATTTCATCCCAGAGGCTATCTGTAAACATGTCTACTTCTTTAAAGAATGGTTTATGTTTAAATTCTTTTCGTATTCCTCCATATAAATTTTGAAATGTAATTTCCTTTACTTTAGATATGTCTGGTTCATTGAGTAATTGAGCAATTTGAGTATAAACATTGGTATTGTAATCAAATTTATACCCTATTATATCACCTAATAAACGGGGGTGATAACCGTTAAAATCAAATTCCATAAATAAATCATTACCCGGAATAAAACATTCACGTTCTCCGTTTTCTTTATTTAAAGCGGCGTAATTTATATTATTGAAGGAATTAGAAGGACGCCCAGTAAGAGTATATAGATTATAATTAGTATAAGCTCTTCCTTGTTTGATTGAAAAATGCGGCGTAGGATGGTTTTCATGATATTTAATAAAACATTCTCGGTCTAATTTAATGCCTTCTTTTTCAATTTTAAAGAACACATCAATTTGTTTATTTGTATAATCAGTATTTTTAACAATATGTGGCTTTACTAACTCGTAAAGTGCTTCACAATATTCATAATGTTTAGATATAGGAATTAACTCGTTAATATTTTTTAATAAATTGTGAGTACGATAAAAATCAGACATTATCACAGGTTCACATTTCCCAAAATCAAATTTAATTCCTTTAGTAATGCTATTTAATGTAATATCATTTATTTTACCACTTAAGAAATATTTAGTATATTTTGCATCAATAGCATATAATTCTTTTTCAGATAGGAATTTTTTAAGAGGTTGCCATTTTAAACCTAAGGATTCATTATGTTTGATACAGAATATATATCCTTTATCATCGAAGGGTTTTACGTAAACTAATGATACTTCAGATATAGCTGGGTGGTAATTGTAATTGTTCGGGATTACGTGAACAAAGCATTTATCAAAAGGCGGTAAGAATGGTAATTGAGATTCCTTCTCGATAATATAAAACATAACCTTATTTATTTATTCGCTAAATATACGAATAAAATTTTAGGT